TTAATTCGCTGAATAGTTGACAAAAAAAAAGCATACAGCTATATACTTCTATAAATTTCGCCCCTAGCAAATCATCAGCCACCATGTCATGAGGCACTACCCCATAGCCTTGATACTTATCACCCTGCATAGGAAGAAAGAAACAAGCAGCAATCTTATTGATCTGCATGATCTCCCCACTAAAAGCCAGGATGTCAATGTACTGCCCTGCCGTGATCTCGTGTAGTTCAAAGCAGAACTTGTATCTATTCTTTCCCACCTGCAAATAGTCCACAGGCTTGGTCTCAGGGATGTTGTCAAAGAAGGATAGCTTCTCAGCGTACTCATGCATGAGATCTCTGTACTTAAAATCATCATAGTATTCTTCATCCTTACCCTCCACGATTGCAAGCATCTTCTGCTGCTTCTCGATTATGTTCAGATTTGAATTTGCCTCAATATCGTACAGGCTGATGAACTGCCCGACAGTCAATTTATCCCACATAAAAAGAAATATATTTTTTTGGTTTGATGTATCTATCTGAATGAGTACTTCCCTAGATGGCTTGATGTGATTTTGTTCACCACCGAATACCTAAGTGCGTCCAGCGCATGATTAAAATTGTCCACGGGGCGATTAGTTAGCAAACCATTTTTATCTTCAATGTATTTGTAGTTTCTCAATTCCTTGATCAGGTTGTAGCTTCTTTCCGTTGCATATAGCTTGTATCTCCTGATGATGTCTATCCCTATGTTGATAGATCCTTTTATCGTAGGCTTCACATTCCACCCCATCCTGTAGATCTCCTCAATGCTTTTAGGTTCGGCACTATCTGCGAATACTTCATTACTCCTGTCAAGCCCTAGCACCTTCATCTCATTTGCTATGTCCTGATTTGTCATGCCTGTCCTATACAGCAATTCATCCACATACATGGAATCATCTAGGATGTAGGTTCTCACTAGGCTAGTAGGATCTGAACTATATCCGAAGTCTAAACCATAGCTTACTAGCTTTGCTTCCTTGGGTATTTCTTTGGTAGTACTGAAGGTATATACTAGGGATCTGCTCTGACCCCTTTCTCCTAAGCCGTAGACCCTCCAATAGTTTTCATCTATATCCTTGAGTCTTTCAATCTCTGCTTTGATCTCTGCCCCCAGGAAAGGGTTATCCTTGTAGGTAGTTTGATAGAATTCCACATCCTTTCTAGGTAGCACTTGGTCATAGATCCAATGGAATTCTTCCGAAGGATTGAAGTCAATTATCACCTTCTCATTCGTTCTGAATAGTAGCTGCTGCCAATCTTCAAAGGTCAATTCATTAGCCTCATTACAAAAAAGCAAATCCCTCTTTCTACCCCTGATCTTCTGAGGCATATCAAGGGATATGAATTCTATGGTGTTGCCGTTAAGCCTGTATTCTGATGCTGTCTTCGAGTGATCATCTTCTGAGTAGATCTCATGATCTTTCAGGATGGTAAGGAAGTCACGCATGACAGTACCCCTCAAAGCAGGGTAGGTCTTCCTACAGATGGTGATGATCTTACCTGTGTTCTTTTCGCAGTATGAAAAAATTATCCAAAGAAGGATGTTATAGGTCTTCCCTGATCTAGTGCCACCTTGCTCTATTACTATCTTTGATTTGCTGTTCTCAAGATGGCGGAATACTTTATTTGTTTTTATGCTAGTTGCTGTCATCCACAATATTCACTTCGAATATCTTTTTGCCATCAGCACCTGTGATCTCCTGCCTTTCGACATATCCCCTAGACTTCCCCTGTGTTTTAAGGAAGAAGATGATAGCAGTAGTATCACCGCCATCTATCTTCTGATCTAGCTTACCTTCTACGAAATCAAGCCTAGAATTCCTGCCTTCTATTACAGCCTGTTCTAAGCCATCCTGTTCAATCCATTTATATAGGCTTACCCTATCTACCCCTAATGACTTTGAGGCTGCTGAGAGGTTCCCAAATGCCTTCACAATTGCTTGTTCTATCACGGATCTTTCAGGCTTTTTCATAGTGTTGATTTTTGTAGATTGTTAATCTAGTTTTTCGTTGGCTACTTGCAAAGGTTCTACAGGTGTGATCTCCTTTTCCTCTATCTTGTTAGGGATACCTGCATCATCTAGCAACTTCTTAAACAAGTAAGCTAGATCAAAGATTCCGTCTTCATGATCAAGGGTTACACTTATCACTTTTGTTGCACTATTAAAATTCAATTGAAAGTTTGACATGGTTCGTTTTTTTAGAATGGTAGATTATATTCTTCTTCCTGTACAGGTTCAGGAGCAGTAGGCATCTTGTTAACCTGTGGGGTATTATTTTCCTCCTTTTTATAATCGTTTAGGTTAATGGCTACATCCTTCCCGTACTCATTCGGCTTATCATAGATGTTGATATTCAAGTTCACATACTTCTTCCCGTTGTAAGTGTAAGCGTGTGCCTCAGCATCAGATATACAGATAGCAGCCGTGATCCATGAATCACTTCTTTTCTTTCCGTTTCCTAGTCTTGTTTTTGGTTTGTTGTCCATGTGTTTATTTGGTTGGTTTTCTTCTTCTCTTGATAGGCTTATTTTCAATCACAGGTTCTTCCGATTTGAAAGTCACTTGAGATATTTCTTCTACCTTGTCTTCTTTGTACCAGGTGGTATTCGCTTCATTCACATACCACCCATATAGGTAGTTGACTAGTTCTGCCCTACATTGACTGCACCAATGGGAGAAGTTATGCTTCGGATTCACATAAGTTGTATATAAGTGAATCAATTCCGTGTAGACTGTCTTCGAATAGTTACGAATGAAAGCGTGTTTTTTGTAGCACTCATAGAGTTCAAAGTGCTTCTTGAATAGTTCTTGATCTTCAGGTGTCATAGTTTTTCTAGTTCGTTTTTTACTTCAATCCAAAAGTTAAATCTTGATCTGTAGTAGATCAGGTCATCATCTTTATCTAGTTCGTTTAATATTTCATTAACTGCTATTATTGCGCATCTGTTGGCAGCGTGTATATCCCTTACATCATTGTAGCCATGTGTGCATTCACTCATTTTAAATTTAATCAGCAATTGATCTGCCTTTGCCCTTGCTGTCATAGTTCAAACTTATTGGTGAAATGATCCTCCACATACAGATAGATGAAGGGTACTGCGCTACTTATAAATATCGCAGATAGTAGATCCGTTTTTAAGATTAGAAAAAAGAGGCTGATCCAAAAGGACATACAGAAGGAACAGCTAAAAGGCTTGACCAAATTCCTGCCTGTGACTTTCTTAAAAAATTTAGGAAAGTTCAGGATGTAGAAGTAGATCAAAGTGATCCCTATAGCCCCTAGTATACTAGCTGTGATTTGATACATTTTCTGATGTTTTTAATAGTTATGAAAATAGAAGTATGTGGAATACCTGTCTGCTTGCTTACCTTCCTCACTGAACCAAGTTCCACATACATTTTGAGGATCTCCTGATCATACCAATATAACCCTTCTACTATCTTAGATATTGAATCTGCTAATGCTTGGCTATTATCTATTTCTTCTTCCTCCTTGATGAACTTGAGTATATCCTCCACAGGTACTAGGGCAGCATACATCCTACCGAACTTCCCGTATTTGCTATTGGTCTGATTGCAGCAGATCCGAACTATCCAAAACTTAAAGACCTGTTTTCCTTTGGCTTCTAGTTCCCTGAGTTTTTCTGCATCATACTCCAGGACTATGACTGCTACTTCCTGCCGTAGATCTTCCCATAGATCCTTACCTATGTTCTGAAATACATATTTGAATTCATTGTCATATAGCCACCCGATTGCTTTCATTTTAGGCTTATTACTTCGCCCGTAGGAAGCCCTGCAAAATCACACAGCCATCCGTTCCACTCGAATCTTACTTCCTTATCTTTGCCCTTATATGAGGCTGCTAGGAGTCTGATCTGCCTCTGCACTATCTCAATACTTTGAAAGCTACCTTTTCCCTTATTCATCCATGCAGACCATTCACCGCTTGAAAGCCTATAGCGGATCTCAAGCGAATAATCTAGTGGTGATTTGGGTAGCATTCTAGGCATTTCTATTTTCTATTTGTGGCATTTATGCCGTAATAAGAAAGGCTACCTGCTAACAACTCACACCCCAATTGCAGGCAGGTGGGGTCACTTAGCCTAGTAGTCATGACAGGTTTTGATCTTGCACGCACAAATATAGGGTATCTCATTGTGCCATCACTTTTACAAGCAGTTCCGATGTGTGTCTACATTCCACCACATGACTATTTATTTTTTAGCCCTGATGTAAATTGATCATAAATCCAATTATTACCTGCCGAAGGATTAGGTTCAATAGCTACTAGATTCTTTTCTCTGATCACTACTTCCAATCCTATAGCCTCACAGATCATTCTAAGATTAAACAGGCTTATGCTTTCCCATCCATTCTCCACCTGATTGATAGGTGCGTGGCTTAGACCTAGCTTCTTGCAAAGTTCTAGCTGTGTGTATCCGCTTTTCTTTCTTGATCTTCTGATTAGTAGTCCTTCTTGTACGCTCATTTGGTTTGTTATTTCTTCAAATATAGGATAAAAATTAATATCCAAATTTAAAG